ACTGCTTGGTTAAATGTTTTTTGAATATATCTTTTTCGTGCTCCTACTCTAAACTTTACTCTATCATTTTCTTTATAGGACTCTCTAAGCCCCCTCATATAAAGGTAATTATCTGCCAACCCACTCATAGTTAATTCTGTTAAACTGCCTGTATTTGATCCGGTGCATGGTAAATGATCATCCCATCGAACTTCAAGTTTTGGTGCATAAATTGTATTTGTATTGGACGAAAAGAATTTTAATTGACCAAATGTTGTTGAATCTGTTTCTTGACTTCCACTGTACCGTAAAAGAAATCCATGATTATTATTTGTATCATCTAACCAATTATTAACGATATCAGTTACATTCATATTAATATCAGGCGAGCTATATGAGAATGATTGTGATGCTAAATTCCCACTCGAACTAATATAAGATGTTCCACTCTGTTCCCAAGTCGTAGCAGTAGCACCTCTTTTATTATCACGATTATCCCAACTTACACCGTCTGTAACTTTGGGTGAATCCCCAAATTTACCAATACCTTCATCCCAACTTTGCGATAATGGAAATGCTGCTAATTTATATTCAGTTGATAATTCCTGATTTCCTTGCGCCTCATATAATCTTAAATAATATGTTGGATCGGTAATATCGCCGGCAGCTACTGATTTGGATACAGCAGTCAAATCAAATTGAATTAAGGCTCGTGTTTGATAGTCAAATGATAAATTAAAAAAATTCTTTTTAAGTTCAAGAATTTGATCTTGCCCGAAATTTTGATCCGTTTCGGTTACTTCAGTTGTATGATTTGATCCACTTGAAATCCATGAATCTTTTGTTGGAAAAATGAAATGATGCATTTAAATTACCCTCCCTTTAATATCTTTATTTGGGTATTTCAATTCAAATACTGATGGTTCGACTGATGGTAATATTATACCATTTGTTGAAATTTCACCATTATAAAATGGTATAAAATTATATTGCCACCCATAACCCTCTGTGCCGGTATCATCGGCACCGTCTATATTATTATTATTTAAATACCACAATACAGGTGCACCTGCAGTTTCAATATTTGTATTAGACATATTAGCAAAATCTTGAGTAAGTTCTATAAAATTAACTGATCGTACCCCTTCAAGTCCCATTACTTCATATATAAGATCATTTGTATGTAATGGTTGCCTGAATTGCATTTTTTCAATTTTAAAATAATTTCTAATAGCATTGATGCATTTTAATTTAACATCATTTTTATTTGCAGATCTATGTGCAACCACTTCAAACCCTACACCAAAGTTAATCACCTTACCTGGTATTGCATGTATTTCATCAGTTAATAATCTATACTGACTTAAATAATGCCCTAAATTAACTAAAATTGGATGTGTGGTGCTATTTATTTTATTTGGAATTTCTAATTGTTTATTCTCATTATATGATAAGATATGTATGTCAATTGTCCGTGATGCTAAAATTGGATCTACCGCTGTGTCCTGTAATGCAGTTAATTGGGCGGTTAAGTCTGCTGAGAGAATATTTAAATCTTCATCTGATGGGGCGTCATCTGCATTAATTAAATTTTGCAAGTTGGTAGTTATTAATCCCTCCAAATTTGTAATTACAGGTGCTGCTGATGGTGTGGGATCTCCCCGCTCAACAAACACTTTTGCAATTGCACCAAATTTGGCTGGCATTGCCATCACCCTCGCCTCATAATCTTCTTGGGTTACGCATCTATTTTGTGTTGCGAAAAATGCTTTTGCATTCTGACGTATTTCCTCGATCGTTTCACCACTCGAACCACCATAAGCAGGGTCATCATTTGTAACTGAAGTATTATCAATTGCAGTCACAAAACTGGTTAGATCTCCACTTGGTATGTTGGATGTTATACCACCACCAATTCTGTATGTTACAGTTAAAGTTGTATGGGCTGGCGTCTCGCCTAATGTAGATCTATTATCATTATCCAATAATGGATTAATTGCAGTACCAAAATTTTGAGTTTCCCCTGGTATGGTTATACCAACTTGTTCTGTCTGTAAAAAATTTGATTGGTTTATTTGACCATTCCTTAAAATACCATTACCAAAGATTAATGATGTTGTATCATCATCCCCTATTTCTGTAATGAATTTTTTTGACGTCCTGTGATATTGCAATGAATATGGGACAGGTACTGTTGTTACTTCACCATTATCAGTTGAAGTATATGCGGTAGTCCGGATGCCTTGATGCATATCATCAAAATTATTGCTAGCCGTGTAGTATGTTTCAATTGGAACATAATCTTGTGCTAAATAATTTACATTAAACCACTCATTCCCATTTAGGTCTTCAACCTTCAATATATCAATAACATTGGTTTCGGGTAAAGTTAATTTTAAAAATTTTTGAGGAGTTCTGATTGTGAATGTTGCGGTTTTAGTTTCACCAGATATTGCCCGGACGATTTTTGTCAATTTAAAATCTGATACAATACCATTTGAATCCGTACTATTCACTTCAACTGCAGATCCACTTATTTCAAAATCAATAACATCTAATGTCTCAAAAACAATATCAGGATTTGCTGTTGATTGTAATTTTGTCCCTTTTGGAATTCTAGTAGTATTGGTATAATCTGGTACTAAATTATTTAAATCCCCGGTAGTGGATACTATCTGTGATATTGATGCATTCACATATGCCGGTGCTATTGGTTTAACTTTATACCCCAGCATATTTGCAATATTAATAACATTGCGCCTCTCCTCAGCTAACGGTAACATCATTTCTTTATATTGTTGGTCGATATAAAATGATAATACATCTCCCACATATGCAGCCATCTCAATTAACATCATTCCAGGTGATGTTTCATTGAAATCTCTATATGAATTTGGGAAATATGTTTTAGCATAATCTACAAGCGTATTTTTTAATGCAGAAAAATCTTTATTTAGATAATTTACATTTGAAACTTTATAATCCCTATCCGAATATGGCATTATCTTATTCTCCTATATCTATTTGAATTGATTCTAAAGTGCTTGGATCTTTGTTTAAATTAAATTCAATATAAATTGATAATTTATTTTTACCTACAGCATCAGTTTCATTTGATGAAATTTGTATATCCTTTATAGTAACAAAAGGTAACCAAGTACTAAATGTGTCCACTATTTCATTTTCAATCGCGATTTGAGTATCTCTGGTATTTGGTTCAAATAAAAATCGCTTTAAATCTATTCCAAGATTTGGTTGAAAAAATCTCTCACCTTTTTCAGTATTTAATAATATTTTAACATTATTTTTTATAGCATCTATCGTGAATTGTGTAGATGCAAATAACCCCTCCGGCCCATCAGATTTCCGAAATGGCATATCAATACCAATGAATATATTTTCATCTCGATCTGCAATTGATGGTCTTTTACTTCTATCTAATATTGCCATTTATATTACTCACTTACTATATTTTCTTTTAAAAGTTTGACGCTTGTCAAATCCTCATTAGTTTCGCCTTGCGGTGCCCCCCTACCGATATATGAATATCCTTTAGATAATAATGCACCGCCTTGGCCGCCATTTTTATTGTAACCTATTTTGGGTATTAATATACCACTCGTACCATTTGTAACTTGACTAATAACTGGTGCTCCTGCATTACCAATACCGGTTGTGGATACACTTGGTAATACATCTGCAGTGGTTGGTGCTGTAGTTTTTAATTCCTCAACTTCCAATACCGCTTTCATCTCAGTAATAGTAAAAGTTTGTTTTGTTAAAAATGTTATTATAGCATCTGATAATCCTTCAGCTAACTGATCTGTGTTACCCTCATCGTCAGGATTTCCCATTGAATCTAAAAAAGCATTTTTTATATCCAATTTAAGACCCATTACATACCTCGGTTGCGGTCAGCTGTTTTTTTCATTGACTTTAATACTCCACTATAATCTTTTGTAAGATTACCCATTAATGTTTCAGATACATTTGTTACTACTTGGCCATTTATATCTTCATCTGGAAGTTGTGCTTCTGGGGTGTTATCCATCATACCAGAATATCGTCGTTTAAGCACATCGTTTACTTGATTGGAACTGAAAAGTTCACCACCCATTGTATCCCATCCATCATCATTTGCGGTTTCATTTAATATATCATTTAATACTGAATTTTTTGTATATTTTTTTTTCTCAACAATTCGTTTCGATTTTAAATTATTAGTTGATTGTCGTTTCGCAGTAGGTTGAACTTCTTTAGTAATTGGCTCTTTCATTTCAACAACCACTTCTTGAATTGCCATAGCAACTTCTTCCCTTACAATAGTTCTAACTAACATTTTTAATTCTGATTTCTTCATATGACCTCCTAAGCTTTTTGCCCATTATCTTCGATATAATGGTATTCACTTTTAAAATTATTTAATTTATTTTTTACCTTTGTTATATTCCCTTGCGATATGGGATCTATTGGTCCTGATAATCCAGCAACACACCCCGTCATTTTCAATGATTCAATTAAACCTAACATTTCATCTAAAATTTCTTTTAATTGATTACCTAAAACTAAGGGTTCTTTTTTTTCTTTTGCTTGTTCCCCTAAATAAATATTAGAAGATTCAATTGTTGTTGAATTATTTGTAATTATTTTTAATTCATTTCCCGCACCTAATATCGTATTATTAAATGATGATATCGTAACATTTTCATTTTTAGCATTGAATGTGATTTTTTTAGAATTAAGTAAAAATTGATCATCTAAATACTCATAATTATAATTATCAATTCCAATCAACCGCTTCGGTTCTTGAATGGAATCTCCTGCAAGTAAAAATTGATTCTCTATTAAATCTTCACCATCAAATTTACTATCAAAATTAAAATGCTGTCTAATAGTGCCTTTGTTTAATAATGCTAAAATTGTACCATCATTATTACTCTCTACAATATTTTGGGGATTTCGTCCATTAGATATAATAATATATGGGTTCACCGCTCTACTACCAATTCTAATACTATTCCCATATCGACCCTCATAAACAATATCACCACAAATATCATTTAATGATTTTTGATCACCATCTAATTGTTCATTAGACATTTTATGCAATCTTGATGATTCAATTACTGAAAAGTTTTTTGATATATTTAATTTATCTTTAAGTGATGATTTAGCTGATTTATTCTTACTTAAATTTATATCAGGTATATCTAAATGATCGAGATTCCAATTTGGATTATTCATTGTATTTAATGGACCTAGATAATAATTAACCGATCCGATTGTACATAATAATACTGGATCCCCCTTTGCAGGTACATCAACCAATCCTCTAAGTAATGGATAATATCTAGTCTTAATTACTGAATTATAATTTATATCCGCAGTGACATGTGATTTCGCAATGATACTATTTATATCCCGTACGCTGGTATATGCAGCAGACTCTATACTAGTAACTATATCTAAAACTATACCAGGTACAAATTGTAAATAAATCTGCTGAGATTGTGGTTGCCCGAATAGTGATTTACCAATTCCAGTTGTTGGAGTTTCTAATGTCGTAAAAGTTGAACCCATTAATTAACTTCCAGCAATCGATGTGGATTTGGATTTTATATTGGTTATATCATTTGATTTAGTTTGGATTTCATTTACAGTATCTTGAAGAGATGCTATTAAATCTTCCTTCTCAGAATCAGATAATAATAATGAATCCTCGTCAGTACTTGCAGATTTCGTAAGTATTCGCTGCAATACGCCTGCTAACTTAACCAGGTGTTCATCATTCTTAACGGACACTTCCATATATTCTTTTATAATTGGGGCTACCATTATGACATCATCAATAGTCTTAATAAACCCATGTATCTCCGATACTAATAGGTCAATTTGTTTTTTCTTATTTATAGTATTATCATAAATATCTTTTGTCAGATCTTGAAATGATTTACCATCAAATATTATATCATCCATATTATTTCCTTTTGACGTTACAAATAAATTGATTCATATATAAATATACTACTATTGAAAATATATAGACAAAAGAAAAGCCTATTAAATATAATAGGCTTAATGGTAAAAATAATATAATGATTAGTTGGTTTTAGATTTCAATAGTCCCGGTCTTGTGGAATTCATTAAAAATGATAGCATAATGTTTTTTCATAACATTGATCACGTTAGTAATCTTTGCAGTATTAACTCCGGTCATTTCCCTAATAAGAATATATAATGATTTTTTATTAAAATTTTCTATATCATCCCTGCAACGTATTAACTCCAATACTGAAAATGCAATATCAATATCCGCTTGTTTTTTAAAGATTTGTGGAATCTTTTTCTCAAAATATGCAGTCAATTCCACCAGAAAGTTTGAGATTTCACTACCACCTGGATCATTATAAGTATGGTCAATCATATAATCTAAACCATCAATTGAATCATGACTTTTAAATTTTTTATAATTATTATTATTATGTAATATTAAATAATTTTTTGCTACCACTGAAAAGTAACTAAAAGCTTTTGAGCCAAAGTCCGCTTTAAATTTATGAATATTCATTACAAGAAATGAAACCACCTCAGCTTTCACATCTTCAAATGGAACATCAAAATAAGTAAATTTAAATGTATTAATAATATTCTCAGCAAGTTTATCAAATGCATAGGCAATATGTTCATTGTAAATTGTATTTTTTATAGCAGGATTCTCCTCAGCATTATATGCTATAATACCATCCTCAGTATCTTGATCAAAATATATTCGTTTATTCTTCTTCCGTGGCATCTTTACCCCTTTGTGTTGTTTCAAAAATATCATGTAATAATAATTGTAACTGCTTTAATTGATCAAAAAAGAATCCAGTTTCATCATCTGATTCATAATGGCCCGAATCATCTACCAGTTTCATTCGCTCCGTTGCAAAGTTTACAATTTGTTGAAATTGTAATATATATGATTCATATTGATTAATTCGTTTTAATGCATAAAATGTTGTAATTGATAATCCAATGCATATAATACATAATATAATAATAGTAATCTCATTAAACATAATTAACTCGTTTTAAATAATTCATTAAATTCATCTTTCAATTTATTAATTGCTTTTGTTTCGTCTTTTTTGGTTACACCAATCTTCGGTGCAGTTGCACTACCACCACCAATCTTTTTTGATTTAACCCAACCCTCATATTCAATTCGCGTTGCAGCCATGTCTGCTTGATGTATAATAAAAGGTAAATTTGACTTCAATCTATTATTAATCGAAAATGTTTTTAGATATTGAATATTACCATCATCATACATCCCATCCGCGAGCTTTATTCCTAACACCTCATTAACAGTCATCTTAACATTATATTGATTTAAAATCCATATACCTCTATCAGGGGGTGTCATAAATTGTAAATCGGGATTGGTTGTATAAATCTTTCCTTGATTTTTTCTATGCCAATCCGATGGGTTAGGTATATAATGATCAATTTTACCATCACCACTCTTACCTAAATCATGATGTAGTGCCGCAAATACTACTTCTTCTATAGTATAATCATCAGTAATTGCACCACCAGCTTTCCACACATTATATATTTTTATAGAAAATGAAACTATATTTAAAATATGAGCAACATACCCCCCTGGAAATGCATTATGAAAATCTTCTTGGCTTGATGCCGGTGCAAGTATCATTCTATCCTGCAATTCATCATACATCTTTAATAAATGCTTTTTCCTATTAGGGAATTGTCCTTGCGGACCATCATCCGTAATATATTTGTCAATAACTTTTAATAACATTTCCCAGTTGCTTTGTATTTTATTTGCTGGAATATTCATAACCTATTCTCCTAACGTTATATTAATTGCAATATTACAATTATAATTGATAATAAAATTGAAATTATACTTTTTATTGTAAGCCCTTCCCCCATTAGAAACCAAGTTAATATGGGGAATGAAATCATACCGGTAGCAAATCCAAGCAATCTAATTGGCCATACCTAACCAAATCCTTCATAGCCCATTTGAGTAAATTTCAACCAACCATAACT